AGTTTCTCTCCTTTAATAGATTCCCAAGAAACAATCTTCAAGTTCATTGATTATCATTAAATCAATGTTGATAAAGGTATCTCGCCATTTTAAAATTTCCTCGTTTGGGGAATTTCCATCCCAACCGGTAATGATACGCACGTAGTCAAGAGTAGTAGCCCCGACGAGGTCATGGTTATAATCACGTGTACTATTGGATTTATCATCAAATTCTGTTTTGATGTTTTCCATCTCATTGGTAGTTGTTTCCGCGTGATCGGTGATTTCACTGGTAAAGTCGTTCTTTCTTGTAGTATTGGATGTTGTGTCTGTCTCACTGTGGCTTGTTTCGTCAATCGTTTCATCCTGATTTTCCCATCCAGTTTCCGACGCGTAAAGACCGTTTTCGATATCGTTCCAGATTAAACGATTCATCGGTGTATTTGATTCCGCTTTCTTTGTTTCTGTGTTTCGTGTCTGATTTCTCGTTTCGTCCGTTTCGCTATGAGTGGTTTGGTCTGTTATTTCATCGGTATGATCGGTTCGGTTTGTAGTGTTGTCGTAAATCTGGTTGATCGTGTCAGTCCTATCGACGTTGGTATCCTGATGGTCGGTATAATCCGCTTCTTCCTGTTCTTTGCGATTCTCCTGAGAAGTCCCCTTGTTCGTATACAATTCTTTCCAGTTTCTCGTCCAGAGCGGTTCATATTCTAATATAGTTGATTGATAAAGCTGATTGTAGTATGGCATAATCTCAAGCAGTGTTTGATGCAGACGCATCTTCCACATTCCTACGGTTTCTTCTCCGATCTCTCTAAAGTAGTAGTGTCTTAAGATTTTTTGCGTCAATACTGGCTTATAATTATCATCCCATATCGGAAACGAAAACGAAAATATCTGATCCGCTGCATACGGAATAATCAATTCCGGGTCGGTTACCCAGTCCGCAGGAGCAGGCACGGATGAGGTGCGCTGCTGATTATACAGATATTCACAATACCAACGCACCATGGTTGTTACGCTACTCAAACCGATCACCCCCGATGCCGTCTCTTAAATCTTCGACTTCGTCTCCCTTTTTCATATTAATTTCCGGGTAAAATAAATCATCGTAAAGTTCCGAATTAAATGTTACTTTTACATTTAAACCATATAATTTGTTGATCTGTTCGCATGCCCTCCGACGCGGTTCCAGACCAACGCGCTGTGCAATTTCGGAGTAACCCAGCCCTGCCACTACCTCGTTAGATACTAATCGTTCTGTTTTTTCGCTGCTGGTCGCGACAATACCAAACGTATTGATCGCTTCTTTCCAAACATTCATCTTCTGCACTTGTAATTTATCTGCGACAAACGGCATGTTTAAATTCATCACTTCAATGTTTTCCGTCGGTAACTGATCGCTTGCCAGTAGAAACGGTTCATATCCGAAGAATTTCTTCATCAAATTAAAGAATGTCAGACGTCTCTTTTCCGGTGTACGAATAAGCACTGGGAATTTCTGTAACTCTACATTACTTAACAAGTTCATTTCTATTCTTGTTAATTTGTTAGCAAAGAGGTCTGCTGTCGGCGCGTCTGGTAACCACGAATAGTTATTAAAGATCAACGCCGTTTCCTCGGTCGGCATCGTACGAAGCGTATAACGCGCGTTGGTGGAGTAGGCGCTCACTTCTTTGGGAATATTATAAAATCCCATCTCCCCGCCGAGAGTACACTCTAACACTAAATAACGCTCAAGATACTCATCATAATAAAATACACACTTTCCGTTGTAAAATAATACCCATTCTAAGTATCTTTGGTCCACTCCGTCAGGTAAATTTTCCCACTTAAACCGTGTGATACAAAGATTCCTGAGCCGATTGAAATAATCCGCGTAGATATGATTTTGTGTGCGAAGCAGTGTTTTATCGTCATTCGAAAGTCCAAGATGTTTCACCCATTTTTTCAATGACCAAGCACCCCCTCATTATTATTTAAACGGTAGTTTCCTACATCCGTAGTATGCCAGAAGGTAATTCCGTTGGATAATATTTCCTTAATCTTTGCCATGTCATTCACTGGAATATTACCAACGACCGACGGGCGCTGCATCTTGAGGTAATCCCAGTAAGGTCGAGACAGCGGAGGCACTCCTGTAGCACAGACGCGGTATCCGAATTTCCAGAGATAATCATCGATTTTCTGCGCATATCCCCAGTGTATATATTTGGAAACAAACCAAAAGTTTTGAATTCCAAACGCGACGTTTTGTCCTCCCGGATTCGATGCCCCTCGTACGGTATCGGGCCTTGCGTATTCACTTGACACGGTTGCGAAACTGGAAAGTCCTGCCTGTGCAGCGCCAAGCGCCACCGCGCCTCCCGCAGCACCGGATGTGCCTGCCGACGGTGCGTTACTGGCCGAAGCGCCCATGCCGAGCATACCGCCGATAAAGTTTAACCCCATAGAGAGATCATTCTGTGCTAACCAGTTTTCAAAGTTACCATATTTCCAACTACACTGAGGCCAACCCGAAAGACGCATCGCATATTCATAATTATTGGTACGCGTCAAGTATCCGTCCGGATAACATAATATAGTAGGATTGTTATTAAAATCCGCCCGGTATCGGAAACGCACAGTTCCGGCCCCGCCGTTCGCTACTTTATCCTCGTACCCGTCAAAGTCTTCCCACTTAAAGGTGTAGACTCCACCATCCATGGTCTGTACTTCGAGATAATTATAAGGGTACATGAAAAGTTTATTATTTTTCGGAACGTAACCCATAATATCCGTAACCCAAATTTGAACATCATCGTATAAACTATTGATCGTTGGTGTTTCTCCGGTAACTTCAATCTTACCAGATGCACCCGCCTGTACCCCGGGTAGCATCACGGACGGCAGCATGGTAATTTGACAGATTGCTCCGGCTTTGCCTTCCTGATTCATACGCTTCAACCACTCGTTACAGGTATCCACGTCGCCAAACGCAATATATTTTAATCCCTGATAGATTCCGGCATACTTGCGCCCCTCTACAACAAAATCAGATACATCGCAGTCTTCCGTGCAGCTCACTAATATGACATAGTTATTCGTGTTTGGCGTCGTTACCTCATCGTCTCCTGCCCAAAGTGCGGAACCCGGCTGCATCCTGCGGACAAAATAACGCGGACCATACTCTAAGTTTTCAGCCAACACGTTTCTCCCGAGTCGATCATCTGTGACGTGCATACGCTCAATAAAGCTGCGTTTAATTTCAAAATCAAATAACCATGTCTGCATGACGTCAATTTCAAAAGTAATGGCGGTGCAATTTTCACTTACATATAAAATTTCAACAATGAAAGCATAGAACCACTTGCTGGAAAATCCCGCATTTTGATACATGATGTAATTACAATCATATACCTGATCCGCGGAGCACTCTAAAAAGAGTGCCCACTGCGGATTATTCGGTGTTAATCTTTGATACGTTAAATTATTAAAACTTAACTTTGTTTTTCCTAAAAAGTACGCGCTCTGTGAGCTCGCATCCGTAAATTTAATCGTATCCGTATAAGTATTATCGAGCGGGATATCTCCCAAGAGTCGCACGTTCGTGGTAGGTGCAATCAATGGATTTATCATAATTTGCTCCTTATGCCTGTGTCACCGTATACGTTTCGGTTGCGGTTGCGTTCGGGAAGTATTCAGACTGCACCGTAACATTTAAATAGCTTCCGATACGCTCATCGCTACCAATCGTCAGTTTATACGTCTGAGTCGTTTCCGTCTCGCTGACATAGGTAAGTGTCGTTTCCGTAGACTCGTTTCCGGAAAGCGTCCAGTTGCATTTCGTATTTGGATATCCGCTCTTTGTCAGTGTTGCGGTGATGTTAAAGCTCGTTCCATTATTGTGACTTCCACTGGTCGGTGCAATCGTAATATTGGTAATCTCGTTTTCCGCTGTAGTAAAGAGGATCGCCGGAGCGAAACGGGATACACTGAATACATTCCACTTGTGCAGAAAATAGTTCCAGTAAAGGCCTTCCGGATTCCGTACACTTTCGAACTGAAGCAGCACATCATAAATCTGGAAAAATGCTTCATCCAAAAGTGCAATCTTCGCCCCGGTCAATTCTCCGAAGTTATCAATCAGAACTTTTCTTCCCATGAACTCTGCTTTATCCATATTAAAAGCAGCTGCCAGCACGTTGACGTCAATCATCGCGTCAATGGAAGTATCCATAATAATGTACTGTCTGGACTTATCCGAATAAGTCGGTACTCCCATCGGGTTATATTTTGTGCTTAAAAATTCCAACTGGTTACTATAAGATTTTACCTGTGTAACCAGATCATGAATATTATCTGCTGACGGTTCCGGAATCTGCACTTCATAAAAGAATCCTTTATTTGCGTACTCAACAATTAACTGTTTTGTAATTAAGAATTCATCGTATTCCGCTCCTGTGTAGAGCGACTGAATGATATTGTCAACTAAAGTGTACACTCCTTCCGCAGAAAGAAATGCACGTTCCAGATCTCGCCGCTGTACGGTTACTTTGAAAAAGTTCTTATAGTCGATCTTATGGAAAATGCTTTTTACGTCTGGAATGACGCGTTTCATAAATTCGTCTTCTGCCGTTTCCGGACTGTAAATTCTTGCTTTGGCAAGGCTGACAAAGATCTCTTCGATGCTTTCACCATAGTCCAACATGCCTTTTTTAAACATAGCAAGCGGATTTTTATATAACCGGCTCGTAATGATAACCTTACCAATACGATTCACCAACGCATCAAGAAACTCATTCGTGGTCGCACTAAACGACAGGACCGCAGAACCATACTCCTTAATATTGTCCTGTGTTGCCTGTGGCACCCTCTCCTGATAAGAGATCGACGCATCATTACGGATAGCATTTAAAAGTACCGGTGCGTTATTCCTCGCTAACGTCTGGATTTTTGGTTTCGTCGCCATGATTATTTTTCCTCCTCATCATCTTCAAAGATATCTTCATAGGTGACTTCCTCCGCTTCTAATTCATCGTTCGGGGCGTTAGGATCTTCCTCCGATACCGCTGCTTCTTCATCACCCATAAACCGTTCTACATATCTGGCTTTAAGCTTTTCATACGATTCTAAAGCATCCGCAGTTTCCTGTCTTGATACGCCTAACGCCTCATCCATCGAAATAATTTTTCCTTCTAATTCGCGAATCGCTTCTCTTGCAGCTTTTACCGCTTCTTCTAAGTCTCCGCCTTCTTTGTCTACGACAAAGTCAGCAATGTCAGTAAAAAATTTTTCCCAGTCCATTATTTCCCTCCTTTTTCATTATAAAGTAACTGCGCCATTTCTTCGCGTGTTAAAAAACTTTTCCACCTCATGTTGCCATTTTCGTCTCCCTGCATCAACCCATGCTCGCAAACAAATTCTCTTGCTTCCTCGCTCCATTCTCCGGGGTCTTTTTCCGCTAACGTGGCAAGGTAATTGTCCATCATTCTGTTAAATTCTGCTTGTGTCACTTTCTCTTCCTCCATTATCTTGTTCGCGTCATAGTCTTTGTACAAATCGCCCAATCGGAAACTTGTTACGACAGAAGAACCGTGATTTAACCAGTAACTTTTACGTCCCCTTGTGTCAATATGCACAAACGATGAATATAGACCTATTCCATGATTCGGAAACAAGCTCTCAAAGTAGCTTGCTACCGCGTTCGGTGGCACGTCCTCTATCACGATATCCGCTGCTTTCCCCTGCACGTGCTGCGAGTTGCTAACTCCCCCGACCTGCTTATTATAGGTAGGAGTTCGATATCCGCTATTGATCGTAATCGGTTTATCAAAATAGTTGCGTGCATAACCCAGTAACTGGACCAAAGCATCGTCAATCAGTACCGTATCACTCCCATCGTGACAAGCAAACTCCCGTACTTTAAAATACGCGTTTAATTTTGTTTCTCCGTCACGTTTGACAGAGTATGTTCTGACTGCCAATTCATTTCCTCCCTCTGTAATTCTAATATTAAATTAATAATGGATTCGTTCATTTTATCAATCGAGTTACTTAATTTTTCAATCTGTGCATCTGTAGATTTTTTCGTTTCGTAAATATAATAAAAGAATAGCAGGCACATAACGATAGGAAATCCCAATGTGCCGATCCATTCTGTTAATTCACCCATCGGACGCCCCCTCTGTGTAAATATTATTGTAAGTAATATTAGTGATAACCGGGTACGTACTCCAATACTTTTGATCTGGATTCCATTTTTCCGGACGAGTAAAGTCACTCTTACATCGGTAAAAATTATTATCGTTAAAATAAATATGTGTGTCCGTTTCGGAAGGAAAATAATTTCCTACGTAACTATTTCCATTACTCCATGTAAAAGTGACCTGTAGGCGCTTAATAATTACAGTAATCGTTCCACTGTCGTTATCGGTGATGCCTCCCCCGGGATCTGCTGCGTTCTGGTAATCCTTCCAATATCCCTCACTGGCTCCGGTGGAAGACACGGTATTACTACCGGAATTTTTCCAAATTACAAGAGACCTATTACGTGTATCCACATGAGTAAACGTATTGTAGATTCCCAGTCCACCAGTAGAAAAAGTCTCTTCATAAAAACTTGCTACAGCTAAGGGAGGCACCCCTCGAACCTGAATATCGGCTGCGGTTCCTTTTGTGTGCTGGGAATTTCTTGCTCCACCCACAGAAGGACTGGCATTGTAGGACGGGGTACGATATCCCGACGTGATCGTAATTCCGCTGCCAAATACCGTACGGATACGATCTAAACGATTTACCAGTTCATCATCAATGAGTACCGTGTCTGAACCATCGTGACACGCAAACTCCCGGACTTTAAAATACTGACCAACCTGTAAGTCTGCCTGCGTTGACATGCTATAGGTCTGTACTGCCACGTTCTCACCTCCTTATCTTATGATTCGTAAGATTTCCGCTCCAATTCGTTTGACCCGTTGATTTTCAAAATATAAAAATCCCGCTTCATACGCGTTGATCATCAGATTTAACCATGCAATCTTTCTACCTCGTTTTACATAAAAGCGATTTGGTTTGTGATCGTCATCTGTAATTGCCGCCTCTGGTACATTACCACCAAGATCGTCGGATAACGTGCACTCTCCTGATCTCCGGTCAAACCATAACCCATAAGTTTTACTGTTAAACGCGATATTTAAAATCGGCTTTGCTGATCCGTTTTTCTTCTTTATGAAACTATTCGTGTCTAAGAAAAATTCATTTTCAATAGCATGATGACCATAGTCCGTATCTTTTATCAGTTGTCCGAAACGAGTTTCACTCTTCACTTTTCTATATTCTTCTGAGTAACATATTTCTAAGTAAATTAATTGATCTTTTGATACCGTATAACGCTTTTTCCCGTACGGTAACCGCACTTCGAAATAGTCAAAATATGGGTTACTAACACTCATGGCGTTGGATAAAAAATATACAGGGATATCTTTTAACCTTGCGATTGTTTCATATAAATTTAAGAAGGAATTTACTTCGTCCTTCAAGTATTTTACACTCATAAACTCATCAAAACAAATTGTTGTAACTCCATCATAACTTACTGATTTATCTTTTGTTCCAACATTGACAGATACGCCGAATCCGATCAGCTCCAACGGCTCTTTCGCGCCGTGTTTAATATAGAAAAACGTTCCATCTTTTCCAGTTCTTGTCTTAAACTCATACTCCGGATATTCTTTTCCGATATCTTCAAAAAATGTTTTCGCTGCTTTCGATAGTTCCGTATCGGTTCTTCGGATATAACAAAATTTTTCCTTCCGTTTAAAATAATTTTCTAAAGCAATTTTCTTATATCCATATGTTTTTCCATTCCCACGTTCTCCAACGATAAAGTTAAATAAGCAATTTTTATTTATACATTTATTATAATCATAAAACATAATTTTCTCCTTATGAGGTAGGCCGCGCTTCCTGGTGGGTCCCTCCATCTACTAACTACAGGCGATTTTCACACCGAGGATTCCTATAGCTAAGGAGAGCACGTAACCTACCTACAGTTTTATTATATCATTTTTTATAATTATTTCAATAGAAAACTTGTTTCTGTTAATATTACACCACCTACCACTTGTTTCTGTAATAATTTTCCTGTATATACTGTTCCAGTTTTAAAATTGTCAAAGGTGACTTGATCATGACAGGTTGCCGGAAGTCCTGCACATGTTACTTGTAATACTCCGTCTTTTTCCCCAATGTAACGCTTTGCACGGATGTATTTTGCACGGTCAAATTTCTTTTCCAGTTTAAAATACCCGAGTTTACGATCGTCAATCGGAATGTCATTACACGGTTCGTCAAGATGCAAACTGTCCGTATCGCAATAAACAAAGTGATCTTGGTGTGCCTGAGCATGACGGATAATGTAATCCCTCGCCCACGACGTGATAAAGATACCCACCGGTAAATAATATCCCGGCTCATACGTCGGTGGTAAATTATGAAATTTTAACACCCCGTCTTGTAATTCCGGTACGCGTTTGATTCGTACAGGAGACGTCGCAAACTTGCCATAGCAACTATTGTTCATTCGCTTCGCAATAAACCGTAATCCCGGATTATCCTGTGATAACTCTTTTACATGATTCCAAAACTCGATGTATTCACTAAATAATCTTGTAGCGCTACGAAAATGATAGACTTTTTCAATTTCCAAATCATACAAGTCATAGTGTTCTATCATCAACTGATAATCAACACTAGTTACCGATAACCACACGATTTCCCCGTTGGAGCTTTCCAAATATTCCGTTGGATTAAAGAGCATAGACTTTTTTATCTGTATCGTCGGAAGATATCCTTCTTTGATCTCAAACGCGCAACTCAACTGTATTACCTGTAGATCATAATTAGGTACTGGTTCGATCGATTCATTAATGATCGGCTTTCCAAACGGCAACGGCTTCGTATTCATAATAAACGGGTATAAACTATTTACATCATAGACATATACATCCTTCAGTTCTTTTTCTTCAAGTCCTTTTCTGAGATAACACCAACCTCCCCGGTAAGCTTTTCTAAGTCTCTTATCTGCGGAAAGTTCCTGCTGTTCCTCTAATGTTAAGTCCTTTAGAGATGTTTCTAGTATTTCCCTCTCTGCGATACGTGGAAAAAATCGCTCAAACTTTTGTTTCCCAAAGCGTTCTCTTAAGTCGGAAAACGCGGATGCTGCCATCGTCATTTTATTAATTCCATGCTCAAACATGGTAATGAGCGAGTTCTTTAATATCTCTACATCGTGCTTCAGATACTTTTTCTTTTCTTCGGTAAGGAAATAGTTTCCGTCTTCGTCAGCATCATAATCGATTTCTAATTTTTCCATTTCCAAACCGAACGTTTTCGGCATCTGTTTTATCGATAAAGGGATTAATTTTAAACTATCATAAAAGTAAATATTCTTAATCTTTTCTCTGCGCTTTTGTGTCCTATACTTCATTCTTACGGTAATCATATACCATTGGTTCATATCCGTGATCAAACATTCAAACGTATTCCCTTCTTTTTCTTCCGAATAAGTATAACCATGTGTCAATAAATATTGAATCAAAAAGGACCCGTCAAATTTTAAATTATGAAAGTAAAATACTGTTCCACTCCTACATGTACTCACAAAATGAAAAAAGGATTCGATATTCGTTCCGCATTGAAAATTTTCTTCATCCAAGGGCTCAACGCCCCATGCCCATACATAAGTGGGTTCTGTCGTCGCCGTCTCAAAATCCGCAGCATAAATCATATCAATTCACGTTCTCTTGCTAATTCGATCATTGCGTCAAGTTCCGATAATTTCGAAGATGCCACGTCAACATTGGGATCACCAATCGGATACCAAAAATTAATCTCAAAGACACTTCGAAAATCATCTTCCAATGCCATCTGGTAAAAGACGTCAGGGTCTATCGATTTTATTTTACTACGCACAATGTTATATACTGTAGTACCGTAATTCTTTCTTATAGCCTCCAAATAATAATTTTGATAAGCGGCTGTTGAGTACAATCCTTGTAACTCCTGTTCTAAGCTCTTTTTATATCCTGTCAAGTCGCGCAACCGATCCGGTCGAAAAACGTTTGGACGCTGTAAGGCTCTTTCCTGACTAGCTTGATAACCGGAAGTCTGTGCTAAATATCCATATTTCTTCGCACGGTCTTCCCGTATTTTATTCCGCATCTCATTCAGACGCCTTGTTTCTTTGATCGCAAATTCTGATGTTAGCATATTTCCAACTCGAATTGGTTCAATCTTTGACGGCTTTGGAATTTTTTTCATCTTTGCAATTTCACGATTCAATTCTTTGGCGGTCGGAAAATGAGTCATAAGTTCATCAACGCTTCTCCTAGGAGGCGCATAATTCTTCCCGAGTTGCTTTTCAATTCTGGTCACTGCTGCATTATAAATCCGAACTGCCTGTTGCGCTTTCGCGCGTCTTCGTTTATAATAAATAGTGTAGACCGGCTTATTTGGTTTGCTTTTGTTACTTTTCATATATTTGTTACTCCTTTCGAAATGCTGCAAAAGGGGCAAGGGCTTCAAACCCTTGCCCCTTTTGCATTGGGATGTATGATTTATGCAATTTCCAGTGTCAGGAATTTATTAAATTTACCGCCCGTTTTCTGGACCACTTTTACCGATATAACATTCTCTGGCGACGGCTCTCCGAAAATATCTAGAATGTTATTCAAAGCATTATAGATTCCTTTTGACACACAAGAATAACTCTCCCCCTGCGTATCAATGATCACCGTCTTAGGCAACGTCACCGTTTCCCCGGTTTCACTATCTACAACATCAATCGGTGCAATATGCACCATAGACATGTCAATCACCTGATTGATCATATCTCCCACACGATAGGTAGGATTGTTAATTGCATTATAAATAATTTTCAATTCATCTCTTCCCATCTCTTTTAAATTCATATTCGTTTCTCTAACAACTAAGTTTTCCATCTCTCAATTCCTTTCTTTGTTGCGTGACATTATGTTTCTCAGTATCTTTATCTTATCATATATCACCCATGTTTACAAGTGGGATATATGTCTCATAACGTGTATTTTCTCTAAGATTTACTAAATAAGGAACCTTATTTTCTACATCCATAAACATTTTTACCGTAATATTTTCATAAACGTTATGTTTTGTGTTATATACATTTATTTCTTCTTTTAATAATTGATCCTTATATTCATTAAAATGTTCACTTCTTCTTATGCTCTCAAACCTTAAAGCTGAAGTTTCAAATACTTCTTTTGTAAATATTAATTTTAATAAATCATCAAATGTAAAGATAATATATTCTTCTCCTTCCTTTCTGTCAACATCGTAGATTTCTCGAAACATCTTCTTCGCTGACATAAAGGATTCACAAACTACAGGATATATGTTTCGATCATTCTTCGAAACTGCATAATATACCATCTTATCTCCCTCTCTCTCTTTCTTTATCATTTTCAAACAGATCAAATAAGGTATAGAGTCTGTCTACCTTCTTCATCTGCGCGTCTCTATCAGGTCCATTTCGTCTCATAGATTTCAGAACATCCACCTGTTGATTCAAGTAACAGTTCAGGGACATACGAATCAACTCCCGATCACCAGATTTTAAACGAATCATCTTATTTCCCCCTTCTCCAGCTTCTCATACAACTCAACGTACTCATCCGCCTTTTCCTCCGCAACCTCGCGAAGGAAACTTCCCGGCTCGTAGTCTTCCATCTCATCGATAAGATGAATTAATTTACAATTAATTGAATTTTTAATCATTTCAATTTCTTTCTTTGTTAATTTCATTTTCTTTCTCCTTTCCTTAACTGTATCTTTATTATAAAGCATGTATGAGTATTTGTCAATAGATTTTAAAAACTTTCAGATTATTTTGTGTTGGTACATTCAGGTACTATTTGTATACTTATTTTGCTTCATTTTGTGTAAGGTATCCTGTTACTCCTTTGTTAAATAAAAATCGATTGTAGGTGCCATTTTGAGCTTATCATAGGTATTCGCACTGGTGAGCGACGGCGCAGCCGGCGCATGGTGGAGTGAGTGCCGAGCTGGAGGCGAGGCGGCGGTGAGTCACGCCGTAGGCGTGGCGAGTCGGCGGCGAGCAGAGCGAGGCGCGAGCGACATACTATACCCGGTAGGGTATACGTACACGGTGCCGTGTGTTTCCTAATGTGTGATTTAGTTGAGTTGTTGATAGTTGGGGGAATAGTTTATTGAGTAAAACATTTCATATAGATCGGAAGAGCGT